CGCCAAGTAACAGTCACATCATTAGCGTTATCTGTAGGGTCAGCGAGAACGCTATCAGTAGTGAAACTTGCTGTCACACGCACTGAATCGCCTTTATCGTATATTGGCATTAAATCTCCTAACCTGTGCTTGCTACTAGCGTAACATCATGGTAGTTAGAAGGCGAGAGTGTTACGTTAGGTTTAGGGTATTTTAGAAGAATGACAGTAGTCATACTAGCTGTCGAAGTCCAAGCCGCCGCTATAGAAGCTTCCTCAATGATAAGAGTAGCTGTCGATAACACCGCCGAAAGCGAAGACGCTATAGGTTGATCTCTGACAATCGCCGCTGAAACAGTCGCCGTTGCTGTGAGAGCAGACGCTATAGAAGCCTCTTCGATAATAACTGTAACCTTTGATGCTGTTGAAGACAAAGCAGAAGCAATGAAGTTGTTCATCTGCAAAGTTGTGCTTACAGAAGCAGAACTTGAAATCGCTGAAGCGATAGAAGCTTCCTCTACGATAACGGCTGTTATCGAAGCTGAAGAAGAAACCGCCGCGCCTAAAGCACTCGTCCAGTTAATAGTTGCAGTTACAGAACCGGAACTTGAAATCGCCGATGAGATAGGATGATTATCGCCACCTCTGTAAAGTTTTAATGTACGCCGGTAATCCCATCCGTTTCTGTACCCAACCCCAGCAACGTTACCGTCATAATTGTAAGAAGGTAATCTGTAGTCTGTGCTGGCTTGACGATAATCAATAGCCATTATTTACTCTGGAGGTGTGGGAAATTCCCCAAGCCCACTTGTTAGCGGATCACCGTCATCATTAGTTTGAGTTGAACTAGCAGGATAATCACGTAACGCTTGACGGTACGTGTTCCATTCCGCTAATTTTTCTTCAGTTAAATCAGCGTCAGCTAATTGAGTCCAATCAGAATCGGCTAACGCACTATTTCGCAACTCCCTTACAAAATGAAAATCTGTCAAACTATGCTCATACATAGCTCGTCTACCTGCTATCTCTTCATCAGTTAAAGGAACATATTCCCATTCTCCTGATTCATTTGTAAGTTTCATCGGTGTATCTGACATTATTACTCCTACGCTGTGTTCTTGAATCCGTACAAACTGATTTTGGTTCCTGCTGTAAAATAACTATTAACCAAGTCATACGTTATTTTAGTCAAAACCGCTGTATTGTGCCACCAGAAAGAACCTCTAGAAATGTTGTTATCATAACTACCACTGTTAAACCCATCACTTTGGTTACCACCTGTGGCTGTGCAATGAACGTAACCAACCGTGTCCCAATCTGTGTTATTAGCCTGTATGTATGACTCAAAAAGACCCCAAGCGGCAGTCTGATTGTTATTGGTTTTACCAACAGAAGGACACCTGCCAATATACTGACCCTTACCATCAGCGGTGTTGTAATATGTAAAACTCTTTCCAGTAGCATTTCCATCAACAAACAAACCACCAAAAGCATAATTGCTTGTAGTAGCGTCATCATTAAATTTTTGTATTATAAAATCGTGACCATTACCCCTAGAAGGAGTGTTATTCCAATTAGATCTAACTGTCCCTACGACTTTGAAAAACCTGTAATCGGTTACCGTTATCGAAGATAAATCAAAGTTAATCGTTGAAGTGTATGATCCAGTCGCTGTTGCTGTTGATAAATGATCTACTGCGTTATTAGCCATTATTCATCAGTCCATCCGTACCATGAAAACTTAGAACCTGATTTGATTTCTCCATAATCAGGGTTACTTCCTATGTTGATGTCTGTATACATAACCACTTTGTCGCATATTGTCCCTATTTGGCTTTGGTTTGCATAAGAAGGATGTTCTAATAATTGGCACCAATGGAAACCGTGGTGCATACCATAGTTGTAATAGGTGCTTGAATCATTAGTGTTCATCGCCCCACCCCACCAAGTGACCATTGTGGGAATAGCAGTATTGTTCCAATGATAAATTCTCATTATCATAGGAGTCCAATCACCAAGAGAACCTGTGCCAGCGCCAGTAGGCGTACCAGTCGGAGAAGTAGTTCCTTGATACAACCCAGCAGAAGAAGATGCACCTATTTGTGAATTGCTAAAGTGCGGAAGGGTATAAGAAGATAATTGAGTCCACCCAGCCGTACACCAACCGCTTTGATAATGAAAAGGGTAAGTTGCGTCAATAGGACCCGAAGCTGACGGTGGTGTTATCATCGTGCCACCATCCAGCAAAATAGTAAGACCACCAAAAGTTCTACTTGAGCTTGTAAAATTATCTGTTTGCACAGTCATGCGACATTCTAAAAAATCGGCATCTTCAGGAAAACCTGTAAATTCTAATCCACCATCCACATTAGAACCCAATACTGTTTTATGAATAAGTTGATAAGCCATTATGTGTCCTTAATACCAAAGCAAGAAACGTGCATACCATTAGCAAACTGATGCCCATTGCCTGATTCTTTACATAAAAAGTTGATTTTAGTAATCGCAGGGACACTACTGTTTCTTCCGCTAGTACCATACCAATTCCACATGCCGTCAAGATGGTGAACATTCTGACTACCACTTGTATCGGTAACAGGAGTGAAAGATTCAGTTTGCATATATTTAGTTTTATTATTATTTATGTCAAACATTGTCAAAAAGATAGTGGTTGGGGCATCATCCCAGTTTCCACTAGCTCCGCTTATCCACGCAAAATTATTCGCATACGCATTACCTACGCCTGAACCCATGTTTGAATACTCTCGGTTCGCATAAGAAGAACCTTTAACAGCATTATTCATATTGTAGTTGTAATACTGACGGTTGCTAGTAGTCGCTAAATCGTAATCGTTAATTTCCAAGTTGATAGACGTTTCAGTGAAACCATAACCACCGGGATTAGCACCTTTACCACGCATATAAAACACTAAATCTCTGTAACCAGACCATGCTGAAGCTGAACCCGCAGAAGTGAAAGTAATATCTGTAGCGTTACCAGTGAGGGAGACATGATCTAACTGCTCCCACATTTCGTCACCTAAAGTAAAACCGCCAGCGGCATTAGCCACCGAACCAGCTATAGCATGTATAAGAGACATGCTACGCCTGCAAAGCGCCGATAAGTTGCCAAGTATCTGTAGCTGTTTTAATTAAAGTCACAGAAGCATGTTGCCCATCAATCGCCTTCTCGGAATCTTTACTGTTAATCGTCACTCCTGACCCTTGAGCCAAAGTCACCTTACCAGCACCTATACCAATAACCGTGATAGCTGTACCAACATCAAAAGCCACACCTGAATTAGGTGGAACCGTGTAAGTCTGAGCGGAACCGTTACTTGCTGTAACAAGCTTACTTGCGTCACCGGCCACAAACGTATAAGTCGTTCCTGTCTGAGCGTTTATAGCAAGAGGAGCCACGACACTACCAGCAGTCACAGCGCCAGTAACAGTTACAGAAGTAAGAGTACCAACAGAAGTGATAGCGGATTGAGCGGCTCCGGTAACAGTCGCGGCTGTACCAGAAGCGTTACCAGTAACATTACCAGTAAGCGCTCCAGCGAACCCTGTCGCTGTTAAAATCCCAGTACCAGCATTATATGTGGCACCACCATCAGTCTTAGGAGCAAGATCGCCTGTAGCGGATTCAAACAAAGCCACCGAACAAGAAGTGTCAGTAGTGTCAGCTACCGTGATTACTGTAGGTGTTGCCGCCGCAGGAATAGCTTCCCACGCTGTAGACCCATCAGCTTGCCTTGTCATCACATGACCATCAGTAGCACCCGAAGCCGCAGACGTACCTATACCAAGTTTTGTCTCCAAAGCAATAAGCGCACCAGAGTGATTCGTGTGAACCACATCATGCTCATAACCCGTAGCATCCATGTCCGTCGTTTGTGACGGAGAAGGCTGTTGAGTAGCGGTGTCTAAAGAAGTTGGATAATTAGTAGCCATCGTACTAAGCCAAAGTTATATCTAGTGAACCCGCCGCGAGGGAAATAGTATCCCCAAGAGTAACTGTTTTAGACGCAGACACAGCACCATGGAACAAAAGGTTCCCCGAAGAAGCATGATCCCACACACCTATATGAGTAACAGTGCAAGCAGGCATGTTAGTGAACTCCTCAGCAGACGAATTGTCTATAGTACCTGCTGTAGCGTGAGCGGCATTAAAAGTAATCGCCTGCCTAGCGTAACCACTACCAGATACCTCTGCGCCAGTACCGGCATCAGTAGGATCAGCGGTATGCAAAGCAAGGTACACAGCAGTAGGCGCCCAATCTGCTTGATCGCGAAGAACATA